CTTGTGTGTTTGCAAAAAGCTCAGTGGCGTTAACTGAGCGAAGAAGTGTGTCTCTGAGGCGGACTTCAGAAATGCCGATCTCGTTCAGGACGGCAATGGCACTCATGCCTTCATCGTCCATGCTAGCCAAGCCTTCGATGAAAGCTTGGAACACAGCGGCGGGATCCGCATTCCACATCTGAATGAACTGTTCTTCAGACATGCCGCAGATGGTGGCAAAGTCGGTCAGCGCCTGTCCACCGGTCGCTGCTGCCACTTCCATTTTGACCAGTGCTTTACTGAAAGCGGAACCACCCATTTGGGCCTCGATGCCCACAGCAGACAGAGCCGTAGCAAAGCCCAGGATCTGCGCTTCGGAAAGGCCTACCTGATGACCAGCAGCTGCCAGTCGCAGGGACATTTCCATGATCGCAGATTCGGTGGTAGCGTAGTTGTTGCCCAGGTCTACAAGGGTAGCACCCAGGTTACCGAACTGGCTCTGATCCATGGAGGTGATGTTCGCAAACTTCGCTAAGGTGGAGGCTGCTTCAGCAGCCACGATATCCGTGGAGTTGCCCAAGTCCACCATGGTGCGGGTGAACTCAGACAAATGCTCTGTGGCAATACCCAACTGGCCAGCAACAGCCATAACCTCGGCGATGTCATCAGCAGAAGTGGCAACTTCCGTAGACATCTGCTTGACTTCCGCAGACAGGCTGGCGAACTCATCTTCCGTAGCGTCTACCGTCTTTCGCACAGAGGCAAAAGCGGATTCAAAGCTGATGGATGACTTAATGGCAACCGCGCCCAGGGCAGCGATTGGCGTCGTGATGGTAGTAGTCAGTGCTCGTCCGGCACTGGTAAGCAGCTGGCCGGACTTTTGCATTTTATCGCCAAAGGTGTCCAGGCTTTCACCGAGCCTTGTCCAGGCTGACCGAGCGGTGTTCAGCTGCTGATTGGTGCGCTGAATCTCGGCTCGGGTTGATTCCAAGGCTGCTCGAGCATCGTTCAGCGCCGCCTCTGCATCGATCACTTCGTTGGTTGCTGCCTGAATGGCCTGGGGATCGTTTGCCTGCTGGGCAGCGATGAGCTTGGCTCTGGCTGCATCAAGGGCGATAGCATATTGATCGACCTGCCGCTCCTGAAGGCCCATCTTCTCATTGAGCATAGTGAGCTTTGCAGTCAGGCCAGGAACACTTTTCTCGATATCCTTGATGCCTGCAGCCGCCAGTCGGAACCGGCTTTCTGCCAGGTTGATCTCTTTACCGAAGGTTGTAATGGTGGCGGTGCTGGCCTTGATGGTTGCGTTGGCATCATCCCAATTGGTCTGTGCCAGGGCCAGCGCTTTACTGCACCGATCGATCTCTGCCTGGGTCGCTTTTACGCCTGCCCGGGCATTATTCAGATTGGTATTTGCCTGAGAAACAGCGTCAGCGGCATTCTGCGTGGTTTTCTGAAGCGCTGTATTCTGACCGGAAAGTTTCTTCACTTCCTGGCAGCTGAGCCTGTACTCTTCCTTCAGAAGATCCAGGTTGCCCCGGGCGGCAATGGTCACAGAGTCATTTTCGCCCAAGGTAGCGCTGTAATGCCGCACTTGTTCAGCGGCAGCAGCCACCTGTTGCTTGAGTGCGCTCTGTGCTTCCCTTGCCGTTTGCAGCCGTGCTGCATAGTCATTCTGCCGGGTATAGCATTCCTGCAGCTTTGCATTGGCAGCGGTCAGGGCGCGTTCATATTGCCCGACAGCGTTCTCCTGAAGCAGCAACCGCTGCTGCAGCGTCGAAAGCTTGGACGATAGGCCCGTGGCGGTGGCCTCGAAGTTCTCGACGCCTGCGGCTGCCAGACGGAACTTGCTTTCCGCTTCTTGGATTTGCTTGTTAACGGATCGGATGTTTCGAGTAAAGTTGTCCGTCTGCAATGACAGCGATACAACTAGGTCACGAAGCGCCTCGCTCAAGGGATTCACCTGCCTTTCGGGTAAAATAAAAAGCCGTCATGTTACGGCTTGAGATTGCCCCAGACCTCATCGATGTACTTGCGCTGGGGCTGCTTTTTCACATGTTCCTTCTTGGCGTTCCAGGCACGGATTCGAAGAAAGCCCAGCATGTCCATGCGGTCAATCTCATCCATGCGCCAGCCGCCTTCAAGGAGTGAATTGTAGGTGGAATATATGAAATTGGGCAGCGTCAAACCACCGGATTGGTCTCCTGGGTCGTCTGCGCTGCCTTCGTAGGGAATTCGTCAAGCACATGCGTGGTTTGCGTCTGCACGGCCATGAGCGCAAAGGCAATGTCGTGCATCAGGCGATCCACGGGATAGTGATCCAGAATCTCGTCCGGTGTGAATTGGTTACCGAACAGGACACAAAACCACTTGATCATTTCATCCATGGCCTCGCCAATGGACAGGTTCTTGGTATCATCAATTTCTTCGCCTTTCAGCGCAGCGTTGGAAACGGCAACGATTCTGCCATACATCTTGGCGGCAGGCTCCATCTCACGCAGGGCACGACCGGAGATATAGTCCACATGGTATTTCTTATCGCCCAACGTACAAGTGATCATTCTTCGTTCCTCCTATGATTGGGATAACGCAGCAGCGTACCAATGGGGATCAGCACGCTGCTGCGCTGTGGGTTAAGTGTTCGTGAAAGAGGGTTCGTACACGGATGCCAGGAAGGATTCGCCCTGGGCGGCAGTAAACCCATTCTGGCCTTCGTCAGCCACAGCCTGATACTGGCCGTCATGGGTGCGCTTGATGGCAGTCCATTCGATTTCGCCAGTCTGGCGGGTAACAGAAGTGCCTTCCTTGGTCTGATAAGACTCGGTGACAGGCTTTGCGCGAACCTTGAACAGCCAAACATAGCGGTAGGTGCCATCGGACTTTTCAGACTTAAAGCCTACCGCGAAGTACGGGGGCTTATCGGAAGCGCTGCGGATGAGGACGCCGTTGTCGTCGATCTTGTTGCCGAAGATCATCTCCTGGATGGTCAGCGGAATATCGGCCATCTTGGTTTTAAAGGCCAATTCGGGATCCGGATACAGGACGTCAAACTCCACATCATCCGCGTACTGGATATCGGGGTCGGCGTTTTCAGGGGTGATGCTGGCTTCGATGGCACCAGCCATCAGCTGAAGGTCACCATAGGTGTGTTCTGCTTCGGTGTCGGCAGTCAGCGGTGCAATCACCACATTCTTGAGACCGACAGTAGAAGCAACATGAGGAGAAGCAGCGGGAGTCGCCATTTGTCTTTACCTCCTTACAGGTTGTCGATTGCATCCCGCAGCCCTTCGCGGATGATTTCATAGGCTTCATCTGCTCGGGTATCATAAGCGGGACGGATAAAGGGATGGGCTGGAGCGGGAGCCGGGCCGCCATGGCCGTACTCCACAGGGGTGGCATAATAAGCTCCGCGCTCCTTGCGGTGAACGCCAATGGTAATGGATTTACCGCTATATCGCCGTTTGCGAACATTGCCAATGGCAATGGACTCATGAAGATCGCCAGTGATGATCTTGGGATCCCGGGACGCATTGCTCTTCATCTGCTGATGGATGGGCTGCGCCGCTGCTTGCAGAATGCACTTGGCAATCGGTGCACCGGCACCGTCTGCGTCCATGGTGTTCGCCATATTGCCAATGTCCGTCATGAGGGAATCAAAACCGTCTACATTCAGGGGCACGATTACACCTCCTGTCGGTAGCACCATGTCCACTGCACGGTGTACTGCTTGGTGGCTGTATCGTAGGCGGGCTGATTGTAGCCTTTGTCTGACTCTTCCACCATGGAGAACCCGGCAGCATACATGGCGCTGCGGATCTGGTTGGCCATGTCTGTGGGATCCGTGTCACTCCACAGGTTCAGGTACACATAAGTGCGAACCGAGGTAACGCGATCATCCATGTGCGATGCTTCGGTGGTGGTTGTGGAGTAAACCACATACTGAACAGGCGGGTTCTGGTTTGCCGAAGTAGCTCGCCAGATACCCGCCATAACAGGAATATTGAGATGTGCCAGAGCGCTTTGAACCTGTCTCAACCGCTCACCCCCTCGGAAAGGGATGCTTTCAGGCCGAGATAGTCGCCACGGAAACCGTATTCACCCAGCGTGTTGATACGCCACTTCTTATCGCGGAATCGCACCCACATGCCAGGCACGATATCCTCCCGATACCGGATGGTGAAATTAATAACCGCTTCCGTGTTCATCACATCAGCAGAACGATAATGCTGGTTACCGGCATCGGTCACAGCTGACCATACTTTGCAGAACACTACATCCGTAGGCTCCGGATAACCGTTATCGTTTACAACGCTCTCTGTGTACCCAATCTCGACCATGTGTCTGAGGTCACCGGGCCGTGGATTGCTTTCAAAGTTTTTATAACCGCGCAAGGCCCATCACCTCCTTAGAACATTGCGTCAGGGTCGCGGTGGGGATAAAGCAGGTTCTGAAACGCTGTGCGCATAGTGGCGTAAGCAATATTGTCGCTGGGTTCCCGGTTTTCATAATAATGGCTGACCATCAAAAGGACAGCTAACCGGACAGACTCCGGGGCATCGTCCGGGAACGCCACGCGACAATAATCCTCCGCTGCCGCTTGCGCTTGGGCAATCAGAGAATCGATATAAGGATCTTCGTCATCGTGCTGAATCCGAAGATGCGTTTTGACTTCATCAACTGTCAGGATCACGTGTCATCACCACTGATGGTATTGACGATGAGACCCGCATTTCGCAGTTCGGAAATGAGATGATTGAAGTCCTCACGCAGGGCGGCAACCGTGGTCGCTTCGCTTTCTTGCACGTTCAGAAGCACCGGTTCGCCAGCGGTCGGGAGATCGAACAGGCCTTCCGCGCCCTCCACCGTAGCACCGGGAAGGAAGGTCAACCTGCCGCCGATGACCCATTCGCTGCCGCCATGGGCGTGATAGTTACGAGCAGTACTCATGGAATACCTCCTTTAGAGAGGGGTGCCACCGCTCAGGCAGCACCCCGGATGATTAAGCCTTGATCTGCAGGCACTTCATGGCTTCGCCCAGGATCAGACGACCGTCCACACGCTGGGTGGCACGGAAGCCCACCTGACCGGTGGCGGCGTACAGTTCGTTCAGGCGCTGGAAGGTGCGACCCTGGCGATCGGCGATCCAGTAGGACTTGAAATCACCGAACAGGAGGGGCTTGCTGCCCGCAGCGATCTCAGGCATGTACACGGAAGTCACCAGGCGATGGTTGAACAGGGTGTCGGGCTGGCCTTCCTTGATGCCAGGCTGCCACAGGTACTGGCCGTTGCCGTCCTTGAGCTTACGCAGCGCCTTGATGGACGAATCGTTGGTCAAGAACACAGAGTTCTTGCGGTACACCGACTTGACGGAATGGATCAGATCCAGGATCTCGTCAGAGGTGAAGGTGGTGCCAGCAGTGGTAACACCGGTGGCAGCGCCATTGGTGGCATGCAGCAGGCCGTAGGGCTTGCCGGAACCATCACCATTGATGAACGCATCCTCTTCCGCAGCGCCAATACGGCGGGCGAACTCGGTGGCGATGTAGCCTTCGATGTCGAAAACGGAGTCCTGCAGCAGTTCATCGCTGACTTTGATCATGGTGGCCAGTTTATGAGCGCCCAGGGACACCTGACCGAAGACGTCGTCGGATTCGGGAATCACGCCTTCCTCGTCCACCCAGCTGGCGGTGCCGTGGGAAGCAACAACAGGAATCTTGCGCTCACCGGACTCGGTGCGGATGATGGTGCACAGGCTGCGCAGCTGGTTCTGCTCTTCCAGGGCCTTAACCAGGGTGCGCTCGTACTCATCAGGGCACAGATAGCCGCCCTCGGAGTCGGTACCGATCTGCAGAGCGTTCTGCACCAGCAGGTGGCCACCGCGATTGCGCACCATCTTCCAGAAGGCGGAGTTGTACTCATCGGAAGCACGACCGGTCTTGCCAGTCACGGTCTTTTCGGGGCGGGCGGTCAGGGGGCTGTTGACAGCGGCGTTCAGTTCACGCTCCATTTCAGCAGCGCGCTCTTCACGCTCGATGGCATGGCCCAGATCGACCACTTCCTGCTCCATTCGCTCATAGATGGCGGTATCCTCAGCGGACATCAGGCCATTCTCATTCTGGTGTTCGTCCAGGAACTGCTTGGCCTTGTCCCAGACTTCACCGCGCTTATTGCGCATATCGTTGATCTTGCTCATTTTGAATGTCCTCCTTTAGCGTCGTTTGGGCATAAGTAAACCCAGCCGTTTTTGCAGCTGGGCAACAGGGATGCCGGGGATCTCCGGCTGTTCAGTTTCGGGTTCCTGAGGAGCTTCAGGCTCGGGTATGGGCTGCTCCTGTTCGGGCACAGCGGGTGCGGGCGGTTCCTTCGCATCCTCGGGCGGCTTCATCCGATGGGGTCTGGCACGATCCAGCCAGGCCTGAACCTTGATTTCAGCCTCAGCGCGATCAGCCACACGGGGCGTAGCGCAGTTGAAGATGTTGTTGGACGGAACTTCGTCCACAATGCCGTCAATGAAGCCCTCGGCCAGTGCCTGCTGGGCATCCATCCAAGTCGTTTCACTCATCATGGTCGCAAGCTCTTCACGGCTGCGGTGCGACCTGCGGGCGTAGACATTCAAGATGCTTTCCTTACAAGCTTTGAGAAGATTGATGGCATCCTTCAGGTCATGCTCATTGCCCCAAGCCATACAGGAAGGGTCGTGGATCATGAACAGGCTGCCGGGCGTCATTTCCACCCGGTGTGCTGCCAGAGACAAAACAGACGCCGCCGAAGCAGCAGTCCCCGAAATGATCAGATGCACATGACCGGGATAGGCGCGTACATCGTCGAACATCCGGGTGGCAGCATTGCAGTTGCCACCGTAGGAGTTAAGCACGATGCGCACATCGTCGGCATTCAGGTTGTTCACACCATATAGCTCCTCATGAAGCGCAGAGGGCGTGATCTCATCGCCATACCAAACCTCTTCGTCAATGTAGCCATTGAGGGTAATGGTTCTCATTCTGGTTCACCTCCTGCAGCTATGGCGGCAGCTGCATCAATAATGCGGATCATGTTACCGTTGACCAGGTAGAGGTTACCGCCCTCTTCCGGGGCAATGGGATTCATGTTCTCCAGTTCCCGGATATCATTGGCGCTCATCCAGCCGTTCTGGCGGGCAATGGCGTAGCCTTCCATGCGGGACTTGTAATCGCCGCGCATCAGACCATCGATATTGAACTGCACGAAAAAGCGCCCTTTTTCCTTATCCGAGAAAAGAGCGCGATTGATAGCCTGTTCAATTCTGACCAGCCAGGGCCGGATGGTATGGACTGCAAAAGAGATCGACTGATGCTCAATGTTCGAGAACGTGGCGTGTTCCAGATCGCCTACCAGGTGCGGAGGCACACGATAGATTCGGCAAATCTCCGATACCTGGAACTTGCGGGTTTCCAGGAACTGCGCTTCGTTGTTGGGCATGGAGATCCGGTCGAACTTCATGCCTTCTTCCAGGATGGCAACCTTGCCCGAGTTGGACGAACCGCCATAGGCCTTGTTCCAGCTTTCCCGCAGTCGCCCCGGGTCTTTGACGGTGTTGGGATGCGTCAGGACACCGGACGGGGTTGCACCATTGGAGAAGAACTTGCTGCCATACTCTTCAGCAGCGATCCCCAAACCGATCGCGTTCTTCTCAAGGGCAATGGGACTGTAGCCCAAGACACCATCAAAACCCAGGCCCGGGATATGCAGCACATCCTCGGGGCGCAGGGAAACCATCTGACCCTCCGTGGTAGTGTAGGTGTATGTCAGCTGGCCGTTCTTGTCCCGATCCACTTCCATGTGATCCGGCAGAAGCGGGTACAGGCCTAGGATTCGGTTGCGCCCGCTGCGGATGATCTGGCAGTACGCATTGCCCCACAAAAGCAGGTGGGACAGCATGACCTCGCGCCATACAAACGAGGTCATTTCTGTGTTCGGTTCGTCGTGCAGAATCTTATACAGCGGATGATTCAGCGCCTTTTTACTGCCTTCCTCAGTCTGTTCATAGACATGAACCGGTAGGCTGGCAATGGTCTCCGCAATGACTCGCACACAAGCATAAACCGTTGACACCTGGATGGCAGATCGTGCGGTAACCGATTTGCCTGAACCGCTGGTGCCAAAGTAGAATACAGGCGCGGCGCTCACAGCATCCGTGGGCTTGTCCCGCGCCTTAATACGGCTGAATAGTCGCATGGTACACCTCCTATGGATTACATTCCGGTGCCAGTCTTATGATCATGGCACGATTTGCACAGCGCCTGCCAGTTGGCGTTGTCCCAGAACAGCTTCGGATCGCCCCTGTGAGGAACGATATGGTCGACCACTGTTGCGGGGGTCATCTTCCCATTCTTCAGGCATTCCACGCAGAGCGGATGGCGGTCAAGGAAATGCTTCCTGGCCACCTTCCAGCGAGAGCCATACCCGCGCTGGGCAGCGTTCTCACGCATGTACTGGCTTTTATGCGCTGCACAGTAAACGCCATCCGAAAGATTAGGACAGCCCGGGTGTCGACAGGGCCGCTGGGGCTTGCGGGGCATCAGTTGCCACCCTTGCGGGTACCGCTGGTCTTGGAGCGATCCGGCTTGCTGGGCTTGCTTGCAGACTTGGGCTTCTTCTTTTCGGGATAGGTGATGATCAGCTCGCCTTCCTTGGAAGTGAAACGATCCTTGCGTTTGTTATCCATAATGAGCCTCCTGTTATTTCTTTTTCTTTCTCTCCGGTTCCAATCGAAGGTGAACATCGATATGGTAACCGTTGGTTACTGCCTTGACGATTTTGAAGGTTGAATTGCGCTGAAGCAGGAACTCGTTCTCACTGCCAAAGTGAGAAACGGGTGCCACATAGGCACCGCGACCGGTACCAGCGGGAACAGTGATCACAAACCGATAGTCGCCACCAAACTGAGCGCCTTCGGAAGCGGAAGTGGACATGAAACCACGGTCTGTGATTCGTGCGCCTGCTTTGGCCATGGCATTAATCTCTTCCACCGTCTTTGCGCCACCGAAGATAGCACCGCTGGCTCCGCGATACACTGTCAGGCTTTTCTTCAGATGAAACTTGCTGAGAGCTTCTGTGATCTTTTCGACAGTGTCCTGCATACGCGAGGACGATGAGGACAAGCCGACAATACGCAGCGCTTCATTGATATCCTCATAAGCGGAACCTGTGTAAAGGCGAACCGCTGCCAGCTGCTCCGGTGTCAGACCTTTCTTCCAGTCTGGGAACATGCCGTTGCTCTGGTCAACACCAAAGAACGCTCTGGACTTGCTGGCATCGGTCGTTTTGAAGGCGCGACCGCCTCTGCCTCCCATACCGGCATCACCTCAGTTCCCTGAGCCGTTGCTGGTGGGAAGGAATAGGCACGATCGTTCCTTGACACCAATCTGGGATCGTTCCATGAAAAAAGATGGTGGCAGGCTGGAGCCTGGCCATCATCTCTTCATAGCCTTGCCGAAACAGGCGGCGGCTGGTATTGTCCATTTGTGTGCCTACCGAAGAGATCGCAACAGTGCCGCCGACAGGCTCGCCGTCAAAGCACCATGCATAGCTGCTCTCATCGCTCCATGAGATGCTGGGGATCACCGTGATCCCACGTTCCTGCCAATAGCGGCCCAGCCAGTGCTTTCGGTAGTGATTGTAGAGCTGGACAGGGAAAGGAAAGTCTGTGTAGAGCGAAAAATCCGGCGTACAGACACACTTGAACTTCTGGAGCATGGGTATGTAGAGTTCAACCCCTGTCCAGACCCGGAAGAACTGATAGTCCGGAAGGAAGAAATGAACGCCTTTATCACCGGGGTTTTCGCACCTTTTCGCGCAGTTAAAGCCAATAAAGTCGGCAGAATCCAGCATAACCGGTGCAATTTCGGGGATATTGTAGCGTCCAACGCCCTCGTACACGGCTTTATCCAGATTCTCGCAATTTCGCATCCACCATAGCATTACTAGCCTCCTTTTTCTTCAGATAATGAGAAGCCCACGGCCATCGTAGACGGAACCGCCTGCGCCCTGGTTCTTCATGGCACGATCCAGCGCCATGACCAGAGCAACCGCTCCGTCCACCTTTTCCGTGGACTTTTCTTTATCGATTTTTAGATTGCCAGCCGGGTCTGTCCGAACAAACGCGTTGTCCATGTTCCACCGCAGCACAGGATGCCCGCCATGGTTGAGCTTGTGTTCCAGGACGATACGCATCAGTTCCTTGGTGGGCGGACTCATGTCCTTGAAGCCCTGACCGAAGGGTACCATGGTGAAGCCGTCATCTTGGAGGGCTTGAACCATCATGGTTGCGTTCCAGCGGTCATAGGCAATCTCGCGGATGTTGTAGCGCTCACCAAGCTCGCAGATGAAGCGCTCAATGAACCCGTAATGCACCACATTACCTTCCGTGGTCATAAGAAAACCCTGTCGCTCCCAGGTGTCGTACATGACATGGTCACGACGCACTCGAAGCGGCAGGGTTTCTTCCGGCAGCCAGAAGAATGGCAGCACGGTATAGGGTTCGTTTTCATCAGTGGGCGGGAAAACCAGCACCAAGGTTGTCAGGTCGCTGGTGGACGACAAGTCAAGCCCGGCATAGCAGGGCCTGCCTTCCAGGGCTGTGGCATTCACCACGCCGCCGTTCTCATCCCAACGATCCATAGGCATCCAGCGAACAGACTGCTTGACCCATTGGTTCAGACGCAGCTGCCGGAACATGTTCTCATCTGCTGGGGTTTCCAGCGCTTTATGATAAGCGTCCCGGACTTTATCAATGGAGATCGTGTACCCCAGGGATGGGTTGGCGCGATACCAGTTCTTTTCGTCCTGCCAGTCCGCTTCATCCGGCAAACCAAAGATAACCGGGTAAAAACGCGGGTCATGCTTGCGGCCCTCGATCAGATCCAGCGCCTTTTGATGGACTTCCCAGCAAATGCTGTTTCGGTCAGTACCGGCTGTGGTCAGGAAAAACCAAAGCGGCTGCTTTCGGGCGTCACCGGAGCCTTGAGTCATAACATCGTACAAGGCGCGAGTGGGCTGGGTATGCAGCTCGTCAAAGATGCAGGCAGACACGTTCAGACCGTGCTTGGTCGCAACTTCGCTGGACAGCACCTGATAAATGGAACCGGTGGGCTGGTAGACCATTCTCTTGGTGGAGGGAATGATCTTGATGCGCTTCATAAGTGCCGGAGACTGGCGAACCATGTCCACGGCAACATCGAATACAATGGCAGCCTGCTGGCGATCAGCAGCGCAGGAGTAAACCTCAGCCTTCCATTCATCATCGTTGACCAGCATGTTTAGCGCAATGGCTGCGCCCAGCTCCGACTTGCCCTGCTTCTTGGGGATTTCTACATAAGCGGTGGTGTACTGGCGCATGGACGGATCATCGTCCCGGACAGTACCGAACACATCCTTGATAATCTTCTCCTGCCAGGGCAGCAGGGTGAAGGGCTTGCCGTGGAACTCACCCTTGGTGTGGCGCAGGCATTCGATAAACCGGATCACCCGCTGGGCTTTCAAGTCATCATACATCAGCCCCAACCACCTTTCAGAATGGACTCCATCGGGTCATCCGACGCACCGCCATCTGCGCAACCGGCAATGATCCGGGCGCGGGTCGCTGGCGTCAGGCCGAACTCCGAACAAAAGGACTGCATGATTTTCAGGTTCTGCTGGGCAATGGACACCTGCGGAACCTGTTGTACATAACCCGAAGGCGTCTTGAAGATGGAGCCGTGCTGCGTGATGAATTCTTCCGCTTCCTTCCATCGGGCATAAGCCTGGCAATAACCAGCGAAGGCCTTTTCATCGGCAACCGTCAGGATGCCCATAGCCTGCATCGCTGGAGCCAGGCGTTTCCATTCCTTTTTTGCCTCGGGCAAAAGCCAGGACGGGCATTTCACTTCGCCCTTGGGTGGCACGGGTTCGTGCGCGTTCAGCGGGCGCTTGCCTGGATTGCCTTCCAGAACCTTCAGCGCCGTGGGCTTGGGTTTTCGACCGCGAGTAGCCATGGGTGTCACCTCCAATCTTTGACATAATAGAAAAATAGGTGTATATTGGTTTTGAACGGCTCAGGAACAGTACCTCTGCAAACAATTTGAAAGGGGGTATCTGTTTGAGTAGACGTTTAAAAGTGTTGGACTTCTTGTTGGTGTTGACATCCGTCCTCGGTGTAGTATGGAGTTAGTGGTTCGCCGTAATAAGCGTTTTCATTGCCGCATTCATATGTTATCATCGCAGGTCGGTGCAGAGTGTTCTTGACTTCCTACTCGCCCTTCTGGGGAACTTTACCGGGTAGTCGGCGAGCTGCGGCCTTGCCATAATTAGCATCCTTGAATACTTTGCCTCTCTGACTTGAGGCAACACGGGCTGTGGAGAAATTCACAGCCTTTTTTCCATTTGATTCCCACTTCCGGAGACCTATTCACCCGGTTTTTCACATTAATGCATATTAAACCGGAACATCAGAGCCTAACCTGCATGATTTTGAAAAAGATGCAGGTTAGGCTCTTGACTTTTGGGATTAACCAACATATAATGAAGATGGAGGTGTGGTTTATGCTCAGAACCCTGAAAGACCGTATTATGGATTACAACGCCAACAGCTTCATGAATGAGCTGTTTGAAGCCTCTAAGCTTTTGGGTATGCTGGAGGCCAAGATTGATGGATATCAGTTCAGCAGCATCTTAGTGCCCATGTTTCGCAACAAGGAAGTCATCTCCTCCATGATGATTGAGGGAACTCAAACCACGATTACCGATGTGCTGACAGACAACCTGGCACCTGTGCGAAGCGAAAACGACAAGGTCATGCGTGAAGTCCGCAATCACACCCGTGCATTGCTTTATGGTGCCGAATATCTGCGGGGGTCGGGTTTTACAGATGACTTGATGCACACGCTTCATAAGCTGATGATGGAAGGAATTACCCATCCTTCTAAGGCAGCAAGTATTGGGCACTACAAGCAGTGCGACAATTTTATTGTCAACAGCGTGGGCACCGTTGTTTTCACGCCGCCTTCCTTCACAGAAACCGAGAAGTACATGCGTGAACTCTTGGCGTACATGAATGCTGCGAACGATGGGATCAATCCGCTCATAAAAGCAGCGATCATCCATTCACAGTTTGAGTCCATCCACCCCTTTGAGGACGGAAATGGTCGTGTGGGCCGGTTGTTGGTGAGTCTGTATCTGTTCAAAGCCAAGGTCATCAACTTCCCCTTCTTCTATATCAGCGAGGCTATTGCCCAAGACAAGGCTGTTTACTACCGTATGCTCTCCGCCTCACGGGATGGCAGCTATGATGAATGGATCCGCTATTTCTTGAAGAAGTGCACCATCCAGGCAACCAGCCTCATTGGGTACATTGATGGGATCAACGCGCTGTATCAGCAGACCAAAGAAGTGGTACAGGAGTGCGTAAACAGCCCGAAATTCGATAAGATCATCGAATGCATCTTCACCCAGCCAATCATCACCGTTGCCTACCTGGCCGAACAGCTTTCGGTAACCACCAGTCAGGCTAAACGGTATTTGGATAAGCTTGAAGAAAAGCACATTCTCTTGGGCGATGATCGCAAGCGTGGCCGGAAGTACTATTTCACCGATCTGCTTGACCTTTCCAGAAGGCGCTGATTAGATTTTATGAAAGGGGGGATGCTTATTGAAAGGAAAAAACGTGCACAAAAAAGCGCATTGACAAAGGTTGTTGCAGCAACCTAATCAATGCGCTCAGGGCAGGAATGCGGTGCAATCCTACAGTCTGTTTGAGAATTGTACCACATCCGGATCCTGATCGCAATATTTTTTAGCGATTTTGCGATATTTTTGTGCATGCCACCCATGTCAACCAAGCACAAAACGATCACTCGTTATGAGTGAGGAAGGATACCGATGATTATGAACAAGATTGACGACGGTTTTTACTCGTGGCTGGTTGATGCAGCCACCTTTGACGATGTGCTGGACATCCCCTGCATGGCGTTGCCCAAGCGGGTTGAAGTCCCGAGAAATCTGATCCCTTTTTCGAAGACCCCTTATTCGGAAAGCCACGCTGAATATGTGCATTTCTATGAGCATGACGCGGTGTTTAAGGGCTTTCTGCAAGACCCCGAGCAATACATCGAGCGCCTGTATAGGTTCCCTGGCATCATCACGCCTGACTGCTCGTTGTACAGGGATATGCCCTTGGTTCTGCAAATGGCAAATACCTATATGAGCCGTGCCGTGGGTTGCTATCTCCAAGAACAAGGCATGAATGTGGTGCCGAATGTGCGTTGGGGCGATGAAAGAAGCTATCGGCCCGGGATCACAGACATTCCCTTTGCCTTCTTGGGGCTTGAAAAGCACGGAATCGTGTCGGTGAGTACCTATGGCTGTGTGCGCGGTGAGGAAAACAAACGGCACTTCCATGATGGGTTCCACTCCATGCTGGAATTCCTTCAGCCGGAGATTGTCCTGATCCACGGAGCTATGCCAAGTGATGTGTTCTCCGACACCCCTCCGAACCTTCATGTCGCCCACTATGACGATTGGACGACCCAAAAGCGAAAGAAGGTGGGCTGATGGGTAGCGGTGAATCTGGACGCTATTACACCTCCCACGGAAGCAACCGTGTGCATCATGGGGCCTTGATTCATTCGTTTGATGGTCGGTTTACGCGCAACCCGCGTACTGGGAAGATCCAGAATATCAAGAGTGGCGGCCACGGGCAGAGCGCAATGGAAGTCATGGATAAGAACGGTATCAAGTACAATATCGTGAAGACCTATCCTAACGGCGTTCGGGTTGGCAACATCCCCTCCATGAAGGATAAGGTCAAATCCCATGGAACGGGCATGGCTTGGTTTCCGAAGTCATGGACTCAGCGTGACATGGTGCGGGCTGGCGAGCATGTTAGCCAGCTAAAGCACAATCGTGGAGTTCGGAACGGAACGGTTATCTGGGGCGTGTATAAAGGAGTCAGAGTTGGCGTGATAAAGACAAACGGTCAGATTGCAACCATCTTCCCTGACAGGTTGTATCAGCCCGGCAAAAAGAAACGGAGGTAACGAAATGCCTGACTTTACACAGTTTCATCATGTGATCAAAGAAAGGATCACGAACCCCAACGCTCAGTATTTCGCTGATCCCTGGTGGGAAGAAGAGATCAAGCAGTTCACTGCAAACATGGATGAAACCGTGGAATTCATCCTAACCGAATGCAGTGATGAGGAACTGTTCTGGCTGGGTGAGGTCTTTGACGACATCATGGATAAAACCCGAAGCAGTCAGTTCCTTAACAGCCTTCGCACCCGTGTTCAGCGGGTGGAGAATCCTGAATGGAAAGAGTCCATTCTGGAGGACATTCGCACCGCTGCGGAATACATTGAGGAATAACCACAGTCCATGGCTCCTGGCATAGGAGTCGAGCCACTTCTCTTAGGGGGAGTGGCTCTTTTTTATTTCCAACCTGTGAAAGCCTTATGTACCTGCCTGGACAACTTCAGCATAGGTCAGTTCCACACCATTTCGGATGACCCGGATATCAGCGGTGCTTTCCTTGTAAGCGGCATAACGCTGGACGATGACGCTGGCATACTTGGGATCCAGCTCCATGGTGCGGCAGATGCGATCTGTTTCCTCGCAAGCGATGAGCGTACTGCCCGAACCGCCGAACAGATCCAGCACCACAGCGTTGGGTGCGCTGCTGTTCTTGATGGGGTAAGCTACCAGCGGGATTGGCTTCATCGTGGGATGATCGCCATTCTTCTTGGGCTTGTCAAAGTTCCAGATGGTGGACTGCTTTCGGTCGGCGAACCACTTATGCTTACCGTTGGGCAGCCAGCCATAAAGCACCGGCTCATGCTGCCACTGATAAGGCGAACGGCCCAGCACAAGGGAATTCTTGACCCAGATGCATACGCCGGAAATATGAAAGCCGGCTTCCTTGAAGGCTCTGCGGAAGTTGAGGCCCTCCGTGTCCGCATGGAAGATGTAGGCGCTGCCGCCCTCTGCCATGTGACTAGCCATATTACGGAAGGCAGCCAGCAGGAACTCATAAAACGCGCCATCTGCCATGCTGTCGTTCTGGATCTTCTTGCCGTCAGCGGATTCATACGCCACGTTGTAGGGAGGATCTGTTACCACCAGGTTGGCCTTGACGCCATCCATCAGCAGGTCAACATCCGCTGCGCTGGTGGAGTCACCGCAGACCATCTTGTGGCGACCCAGCAACCACACATCGCCGGGTTCCACAAAGGGCTGGACTTCATCCGGGTCAATGTCGCAGTCATCGTCTTTGACGTCCTTGTCGTGAACCTTGGAAAACAGGTCATCGATCTCGGCGGCATCAAAGCCGGTGTTGTCCATCTGATAACCGGACGCCTGCAAGTCCTGCAGGAGTTCGGCCAGGGCAACAGGCTCCCAATCGCCGGTTGCTTTATTCAGGGCGATATTGAGTGCCTTCTCTGCCTGGGGATCCTCGATGTGGACGACAACACAGTCAATTTCCGTCGCGCCGCTAGCGACCAGGACTTTGTAGCGCTGATGGCCGCCCACGATATTGCCGGTGACCTCGTTCCAGATCACGGGATCCACATAGCCGAAGGTGTCCAGGCTGCGCTTGATCTTTTCATAGGCAGGATCGCCTGGCTTGAGGTTCTTGCGGGGGTTATACTTCGCAGGTTTCAGCCGATCTACGGCAATCCGCTGCAGATTCATTTGAGTGTTCACGGTAAACCTCCTCATATTGCTTGGTTCTATAGGACAGCCGCCTGCGGGGTGGCTGTTTTTGCATTTTGTGCTGTTAACCCCCACCCCCGAATTTCGCGAAAATTCACGCGAGAGTGGGGCGCGGTCGCCTAGAAATGGCTCCCAGAGATTCGATCCCCCCTCCCGGGCACAGGACTTTCGCAGGGTGAAGTGTGCCGGGGCGGGCGGTCTGGGGCCGGGCCGGGGGCCTTGCGGGCGCTGCGGGCCGGGCGGCAGCGCGGGGGCTGTGCCGGGGCGGCGCGGGGCTTCCTTCCCGGGGGCCGGGTGTGCCGGGCC